CCATCTGTTGTTGAAAGTCTCTTATATCATCTTGCTGTTGCTCCTGTCTTGCTGAACTAGTGGCTGTTTCCAATCCTGGCTGTCTGCCTCCGTGTTGATATCCCAGTCTCGCGATTCCGCCACTGGCCATACCTGATACAGCCTGTTCACGAAACTCTTCAATTGACATGGGTTTAACTCCGGGGTTATTTTCCTGTAGATCAAATACGTACTGATCATATTGCTCTTGCAGTATAGGATCAGCAGAGGCCATTTGTTTAGATTGTTGAGATTGTTGAACTGCTTGTTCTACTTTAGCAATTCCTTTAGGTCCGTATTTGTTATAAAAAAATCTTCTTAGATCATCTATGCTTTGTGGATCTTGACCATTATTGTCTTGTCTAAATTCGTCTAATAATATTTCTAAGGGTTGTAATTCAAAACCAGGTGTGTCAATACCAGACATCATCCGTTCTTGTTCCGGAGATTTTGGTCCTTGATTACCAGTGTAATTAATATCTGGTGCGCCTGTATCTAATGATGTAATTCCGTAATCTATAGCCATAATTTTATGTAGTTGTTAAAGGGCAGGGTTTTCACCTGAGTTTATAATATTACTTGCTTTTCACAAGTAAATCAAGCCTATGATGTAACGATCCTAGGCTTAATTTCGAGCGCAGACAATACGACGTGTAGTCTATTAGCCGTTGCTGCGGTTACTTTTATAATTTCGCTCTCTTCGACAACCAATGGCGCTGAAAGCAGTTCTGATGTTCCGCTGGCCGAGATTGCCTTAACGTTAAAAAGGCTGAAAACGGCGGCATCGGTATCAGTTAATGTAATCGTTATTGTATCCGCGTTCCCTGAATCTTCGGACACGAGTATGGATTTAATAACGGCAGTTGTTGCCGATGGCACTGTATACAAGGTTGTTGCACTCGTGCTAGTTAAATCTACTTTTTTGTTTACGAATGTATTTGCCATTATGCCATAAAGAAAGCTTCCGCTTCCGCCTCGTCTTTTAAATCCTGTTGAAAGGATGTGTTTAATTTTTGTACTATACTATCAACATCTCTAACAAATGATTGTTGAATCTGTTGATCGTATTTCTCTAAAGGTTGTGTTAATGATTGTACAATTCTAGCCATTATCTTCTCCCGTCCGGTTGTATATCCAGTCTAAAAGTTCCAAGCTTCCAGTGTTGAGTTGTACTTGTATTGTCAACCTTCAATGATATAGCACGGGCTCTGGCACGTGTGTCTATTTTAGTTGTGCTGGTTGTAACTGTAAAAGGTCCAAGGGATGAACTCGCCTGCGAGTCCGTTGGATAATTCTTCAGGTTCAAAGTCACTCTTGCATCACCAGTTTGCTGTAAGAAATCAGGAAGCACTCTTCTAACTTTCATCATGTACTCGCCGTCTCCTCTGGTATCCGCTCCTCCGCCCTGTGTCGCTGCTATATCAAAATCTCCTGATTCAATGCTTGCAGCAATAGCAGAACCTGCACCATCTTTAATTTGATTATTTCCTGTTTCATGTTCATAATAATAAGTAACGCCATCGGTATTGCCAACCGTTGAATCGCTTGTTGCATCGGAATCATATTCCGTTCCATGAGGCTTGCCAAATATATGCGAGTCTGACCATGCAGATCTTGCCAATGTACTTGTCGTCCATACAGGCCTCTCCGATGTGGAGTCCATATAGTTATAAGTTACCGATCTGTTGTTAGATGCAGCACCACTTCCTGGATAGAACCAGGTAACTTCGCCAAACAAATTGTTCAGTCCTGCAAAAATATGATTTCTTGGAACGGTATTAAGATCATCAAAAACATAGTCTTCAACCAGGCACGCCAGTGATTCCAGTTTACCCGTATACCTGAAGAAACCGTTTTCTGACATCCAGTAGGCTGAACCATCTACTTCAACCGCTGCGTTCTTTCCTATAAGCCCGCATCCCGTTCCAACTTGCTGGAATGAAAATACGAAAGGAGCGCCAACAAATCTCATAATAAACAGAGCATGATCCGTCCAGACATAGATTGCATCACGTCCTCTAATCGCTGCCACGATCCGTGTTCCGTCGGCCAGTCTCTGTGTGCCGGCAGTGTTGGTTGCCGATGGAGCGTACGAGGTTGAAGCGTCAATGCTTTCCTGGTCCGACCATCTTATAAACATGTCGTCTTGTGTTGATGTTGTTCCAATCGTCGTTTCTGTTCCAAAGAAAAGCAAGTGCCGATCCGGTGTTGATACCAGAGTTTGCCTTGCAGCCGTTGGAGCGTTAGCAACGATAGTTGCTCTCGTGGATGTTGCAGCTGTTGCATCTGAATCCCATTCAAACGTTGCGCCATCCACGATAGTTGCAATAAGCTTGTTTCCAAAATTGTCCAGGTGCCATAGACCAGGAGCCGTGATTACGTCTCCCGTTTGCGATGCGCCCCATTTCGTATAGTCCGATGCATCGGTAACCGTTGCTCCGTCCGAGTGGGATGCGGCTGTCGTGTTATCCGATCCTCTTGTTAATCCTGATAAAGTTCCTGTTCCAGTAGCATTGGCTGTATAGGCAATACGTTCGCTGTCTATTAAAACTGTTCCTGAAGCGGGCATCGATGCTGAATTATCCAAAACAATACTAGATGAACCTGAAGTTAATGCACCGTCTAATGTATCTGTAATTTCTCCAGCGACCGTACCTCCCCATAATCCAAGTCCCCAACCAGCTGCTGACTCTTCAACCGCAGGACCTATAGAGTAGTAGTGCTTGACTCTTATGCCTCCGGATGTAGACGCTCCTGATCCAGATTCTACTGATCCCATTTCAACGGTAATCGTTGTAGAAGTTGGAACGGTTGCCACTTGAAAAACTACATCGTCAAAATCAGAAGAGCCAAAATCAGAATTAGTAATAGCAGTAAAATTATCGCAAAGAATAATGTCTCCTTTGGAAATATTATGATCAGATGAGAATGTAATGGTAACAGTTGCATCACTTTGCGTTGTTGTAAAAGCGCTTGTTAATGTCGTTGTGCTTTTAAGGGGAGTAATGTCGTAAAAAGCTCCTCCAGAGTACACGTATAAAATTCTGTTTGTTCCAAGGGCCGCGTATTTAATTCCGCTGGCATTGACAAAATGGTGAAGAGCCGTGTTTCTTCCAGTCAGCGTTTGATCGCCCAACTGTGCCCAGCCTCCTATTTTTTCAGGCGTGCCGTATCTAAAACGAACATAGTCTCCGCCTATCCATTGGTTTTCTCCGCCGGTTGCTGTGACCTGCTTGTTGAATCCTGGTAAAAATTTTAATTTTTGTAGCATAAATTATTACCTCGCGTTACAAGGTACTCCGTTTGAATTTACGAATGGTGCGTCTGCGAAAGCCATGTAAATGTATGTTCCACCTGATGCGTTTCTATCATCATCTGTGTCTCTTATTTTAAAACCATTAGAGAAAAAATCAATAAATGTAGCATCTGCTTCAACATTATTCAAATTTGCTATAAGTAGATCATTTTTTACATTATATCCTTCTCTTTTATTATCATATATATTCCAAGTACCTGCAGAATCAGTTTGTTTTACTATAACAAAAGCTGGTCGGAATCCTGTATAAATAAATGGTCCATCAGCATTTCCATTTCCTGTATATCCTCCAAACTTGCTGAAGCCTTGTTTTTCACTCCATACATAAGCTATAAAAGCTTCTGTATTATTATTAGTATTAGCACTTGTACCAAGAGTAAAAACACTTGAAGTTGGAGCTTCATCACTCCATGCTGTATTATCATCATCTTTTGCTGTAGCATCATTTAAAATCAGTCCAAAAGTTTCGCCTAATGCTTTATGTTGCATTCTCCAAGGCTGAGTGGCAGCTCTATTTTTTACTAGTATTACATGAGGTACTGCTGAAAGTGAATGTGAAATATCTGTATCATCTGTACCATTTCCTGTATAGGTAACTATATCAAATCCAGCAGTTGCAGATTCTTTAAAGCACCAGGCAACGTATTTTTCTGCATTGGTATTAACCTTAACATCGGCATCAACTTGAAAACCATCGCTTGTAAAAGAATCTAACGTATCGGCATCTGTGGCTTCTGCGGCAGTAGTATCAG